GGCGTCCCGCGTGATGTTCTAAGTGAATTTGCGGCATATCTTAACGGCACACTACCTACACTTTCATCTGGACAAATGTATTATCAACCAGACTACGTGGTTTTTATGGGTGGCGTAAACGACATTAATCATTTTTATAGGCAATCGCCAGCAATTGGTGATCCAGTTGCTTTCGTGACGGGAAACGTTGAAACTGTGTGTGACGCGGCAGTTGCAAATGATATAATTCCAGTGTGTTGCACAGTTACGCCATTTGTTGAAGATTGGGGTTATGATGGATGCGTGCAGATGTATATTGATGCTGTTAACAACATCAATGCGTGGGTGGCAGACTATACAGAAGCCAATGGTTTCAATCTGATTGACTTTTATGATGTGCTAGACGATCCAAACAATCCAGGGCGCGTGAATCCGGCATTATCATCTGACGGTATAGCGCATCCAAATGTTGCAGGGTATTCAGCAATGGGCAATTCTATTAATCTGGATTTCTTTGAAACCGATTTTGTAATCGAACACATAACGGCAATTTGCGAAATCAAACAATCGTTCAGCATTCCGGTTGGATATACCGCATTAAATGTTTAAAAACTAGAAGGAAAACCTAACATGACACTTACAAACTTAACAGGCCATCTGTATTACTATGCAGGAAACTTGTTTGCCGGTGCCGTCGGATCAGATACGGCATTTGATTGGACCAACGACACAATCATGATGGCGCTGGTTGGAGTTTACGGTGGCGCGCCATATGTGCAGGATAAGACAAAAAAATACTGGTCGGATGTGCTTAATTTTGATATAGGCGCAACCGGAACTTATGCGGCAAACGGAATGCAACTGGTGACACTCGCACCTTACACCGATTCAACCACGGCATCGCCGTTTTATTATAATGTCATTACTGCAAGTCACGCCAGTATTCAAGCGCCTACAGCATATAGCACCACGAACGGGATCATGCTTACCAACATGACGTATTCCGCGATGGTTGGCGCGATTATTTATAAAAAGACTGCAGGCGCAAACACAACCTGGCCATTAGTCGGCTATCTTGATTTGTCCGGCGGCGCGATCAACACAGTGCTTACAGGTGCTGGTCCGTTGAACACGTCTGGACAAAAAACCGTTGGACTGACATCTGGCGCTGGATTTGTCAATGGGCAATCGGTCTATATTGCGGATGCAAACGCCAGTGAAACCAACGTTATTGCATCAGGCGCAGGGACCACAACGTTAACTATGACCACAAATCTTGCACACACGTATTCATCAACGCCCTGGATTCTGCAATGCAACACTGCTAGTGCAGACAAGTGCATAATTTACTTTGACCAACTTGGACTGTTTAAAGGATATATGTCATAAAAATGACGGATTGGACATTTCACGCCATAGCGGCAAACGGAACATATGAAGTAGGCTGCAACACGGCACTTGCCACTGCCACCATAACGCACACGATGACCGCAGGAAATGCTGCATTGTATCCAATGTTAGGTGGTTGCACGCCAGCACCCATGTTGTTGGAAAAAACGATGGGTGCAACGGTTTCTGGAACTATGCAAATCAGTTGTGGAATTCCGGTTTATTTAAATCCAACAGTAACAGTAAGGTTAACTGCGGTTGCAGGAAACCGTGATATAAACGGCTGCGCATTTCTGTTTTGGATTCCGGTAGTCATGACTGCGCTCCCTGGCGATGCACCACTGTATGACGGTTGCGCCAGAGCGTTGACTGTTCAAAATCGTATGACTGCGCTCGCGGGAACCTGGATGGATTGGCTGCCGTATAGTTGCAGCAGGATCTATGGAACGCCACCAATGCTGACAGTATATAGACAAAAGTTAACGGCGGTTATTGAAAAGGATACGAAACTGACATGACCACCGATTTAAGTTTGACATCCGGCAGCGACAGGCTTTACGACATCTCATTTGTTGACATAGATGGAAACGTGATTGATCTTACATTAGCAACCAACATCGTGTGGGCAATCCTGAGCGGAAGAACGATAGTCAAAAAGAAATCATTGGTTGCAGGCGAAATTGTCATGATTGATGCATCTCTCGGAGAAGTTCTTATCCCACTGCTTGCACTCGACACAGCGCCAGATGATGCAGTGGTTCCAGGAATTGGATCAGCAACAAAGGTGAAGCAATATAAGCACGAAACCAGGGTTTATTTTGTTGACGGCACACAGGAAGTTCCAGAAAACATGAGAGGATCAATAAAGCTGTTGCCAACTGGAACATGGGGGGAAGCATAACATGATTCAGATTGTTACGCCACCAGCAGTTGAACTGGTTGATGGCACAGACGTGCAGACGTTCCTGCGCCTGGATAGTGACGATTATAACGACAGATTGCAGCAGTTTGCCACATCTGCACGCATAATGGCAGAAAACTACACCAGGCGCGCATTCATCACACAGACGTGGCAGTTGATGTTAGACTACAAAGACGTGTTCAAAAATTATGACTATATTATGCTGCCACGTCCACCATTGCAATCGATTGCAAACATCACGACATATAATGACGTTGGAACTTCAATTGCACAAAATGACACCAGTTATTTTGCTGACACATTCAGCGAGCCAGGCAGGGCAGTTTTAAAAACTGGATATACTTGGAACTACACGCGAATGCGCAACGGAATGGTTGTTGAATACGTCTGTGGATATGGTGATACTGCAGATAAAGTTCCACAGGACATCCAGGATGCCATCATGGAAGCTGCTGCGTATTTCTTCACGCAGGGGACAACCGGCGTGCTGCCGCCTGATGTGATAACGAAACTGCAGCCATATAGGATTTACTTATGACGATTGCGCAGCCACCAGCGCAGAAGCCAATGCAACCTTCTGTGCCACCATTTCAGGCGTTTGATGAACGGATAAGTTTCATTTCACGAAGCGAAACCAGTGATGGATATGGTGGCATTGCAGCACCAATTGACACAACAATTGCTGATGCGTGGGCTTCGATTGAAACACCATCATCAAAACCTGCTGCAATTGGTGGTGAAACATACACATCAAGTGCAACTGAAGCATATGCATATTGGAAAATCACGACCTGGTATAATTCAGATGTGACGTTGAAACATTGGATTAAACACGGCACACGAATGATGAACATTTTGAACATCAACAATGTTGAAAACAAAAACTTGTTTATGATATTGTTTTGCGTTGAACAGGTGGAACCTGCACGATAAAATGCAAATAAAAGTCACTATTGACAAATCAGACGTTGCAGCAGCAGTTCAAGCGAAGGTTGATGACATAAAGGCAAAAGCAGCAACGGCGCTGTATCAGGGCGGTGAGTTGATTGCCACCGCCTGCAAGGAAAACTGCCCTGTTGATACGGGACTACTGCGCAGCAGCATCGAAGTTGAACAGGTCAGTGACACCGAAGTGCAGGTTGCGCCGCATACGGATTATGCATATTATGTGGAAGTCGGACATCACACGCGCAGTGGCAGTTTTGTGCCTGGCAAATTTTATATGAAAAATGGAACGGAAGCATCACGTGACCAGGTTGGCGAATATATCAGAAACATGCTGACAGAATCATGACGAAAACACGCGAATCTGCAATATTGGAAGTTGGCCAGGAAATCCTGGACACGCTGAACAACAGCGATATTGTAACAGTTCACGGCTGCACGTCATATGATTTCGTTCCAGAAGGCACGCTGGAACCTTATATTCATTTAGACAATCCGACTGAAACACCGTGGGATTGTTTGGGCGATCAATATGGCCAGCGCGTAACATATACATTGCATGTGTGGTCTGTTTATCGTGGCAGGAAAGAATGCGCGGATATAATTACACACATCAAAGAACTGCTGGACAATCAGCCATTAACAATCACAGGATATAGTCACGTGCGCACTACTGTTGATTTTTCCAACATCCTGCGCGATGCAGACATGGTTCATTATCACGGAATTGTTTCTTTGGCAATTAACGTGACGCAATCTTAAAAGGGAAAAGAAAATGGCAGGAATAACGAAAGGAATTTTGGGCTGCCTGCAGGCTTCAAATGTTGCAGGTGGTGCTGGCTCGTATAACAACGTTGCGCAAATGAACGCATTGGGTGCAAAGTTTATGATGAAGAATATTGACAGCACCGTGTTCACGTGTTCTGCGCAGGAATATGTGGCCAGAATCACTGGAATGCAGCACGTTGAATACACTGCAGATGGATTTTTTGACGATTATGGCGATACTACAGGCCAGACAATCATAGTTGACAACGCTGTGAATGGCGCTGAACTGTGGTTTAAATACCTGTATGATGGAACAAAATTCATCAAATCACAGGTGATGGTTGATGGTATTGACATAAAAACAACGCCAGATGGAACGATTGACGTTTCATTTTCAGCGCAGTCCACTGGCCCTATAACGAATGGATAAGGTGAATTAAGAAATGGCAATAACTAAAGGGAATCTGCCAACAGTTAAGGCAAATAGTGCAGCAACGCCAACACAGGTTGTTGAACACATCAACAACGTTGATTTGAAGTTTGACGGCAAAAGCGTTGACGTAACAGAATTTGCTGCAAGCGCGCCTGTGTATGTTGCGCGCGCACCGGGAATAAAAGACGTGACTGCAACGATTGCAGGATTTTTGGAAAAAGCAGCAACTGGCCAGGCATATTTTTGGGCCAACATGGTTTCAGATACGGATTTGTATGTGAAAGTTCTGTTGACAGCAACAACGCCTGCCGTGGAATTCAAAGCAGTGGTTGACAGTATAGAGATAAAAGACGCGCCAGATGGCTACGTTGAAGTTACTTATTCAGTAAGCAACGCTTCCAGTTCTGCAGTTGTAATAACTTAAACAGTGGTGGCACAATATGGCAGCAACAATTACTGCAGGCCACCACGCAATTGTTTATGCTTCAGGAACGGCAGCAGTGCTGACAAATGAAGCCTGCACAAATCTGAGCATCCACAAAGTATATCAGATCACTGCAGCGACAAAACAAGTTTTAAGTCCGACATATGCAGTTACAACCAACGGCACTGGAAATTTCACAGTCAACCGTTTAACGGGAACGCTGACGTTTGCAGCAGACCAGACACTAAACGAACCGATAACTGTTAGCGGCGAATATCTGCCAATGGGACAGCTTCTTTATGCGAAAGATTTCAGTCTGAGCATTAAACCAAAGATCACAGACATCACGCCATTTGGCCAGAACTATCAGACGGTGACGCGTTCATTGAATGATGTGAACGGCACAATTGGAACGTTCTATGATCCAACAGAAGTTGCAACCCTATCCATCGCACCATATTGGAACACAGAAATGCTGGCAGATGCAACGATTGCAATCAACTTTTATATGTCTGCAAACTACAGTTTGCTGGCGTGGGCTTTGATGGACAGTGAAGAATTGAAGGATGCTGTGGATGGCGTTTTGGAACAAACAATATCGTGGTCTGGCGATTCTGACGCAGATGGCCACATAGTAAGCAGATTATAAATAGCAATCTAGCGCACTGCGCATATGGTGATATACTTTGGTAGAAAAAGCAACACGCAATTTGGCAGAAGAAATTCTGAACATAAATGATGAAAGAACGGAACTTGTGACTGTGCCGGAATGGAACAATATTAAGATATTATGCAAAAACCTGTCTGGCGCGGATCGTGCTGTTCTAAGTGGCATGCTGGAAGTTGACGGCAAAACCAACAAAGTGAAAACCAAAAGCACCACAGCAGACATTGTTATTTTGGGTGCTTATAATCCAGACACTGGTGATCGTGTTTTCTCGCAATCACAGAAAGCTGGATTGCTGATGAAAAACAGCAAACCGTTGGAACGCCTGGCGACTGTGATTCAGAAACTTTCTGGTTTGGATCAGGACGGAGTTGATGACGCAGAAAAAAACTGAAAGCTCAGCATGAGCTTCGTTTTCTTTTTCTTTTGGCAGAAAAACTGCACATGACGGTCACACAGCTATGCGCAAATACAAGCAGTTATGAAATCACACAATGGATTGCTTATTTTAAAATAAAATCCGAGGCCCAGGAACGGGAAAGAAAGCGCAATGAAGCCAGTGCAAAATCTGGAACCGGTGGAACTGGCGGATCGCCGCAGAAATTTTCGATTTTTGACATACCTGAACAGTAAAAAATGTCCGATGTCATAGCTGATTTGGCGGTTCAATTAAGCATCAATGATGTTGATGATAGTGCAATAACCAATTTGCAATCGGCTATTGATTCAATGGCGGACAAAACCGTTGATATTTCCACCAATGTTGACACCGCGCCAATAACAGACGCAGAAAGCACTATCAATTCCCTGCAGGATTCAACGCTTAACGTAACAACAGACGTTGACACCAGCGCCCTTGATGCTGCACAATCCACTATTGCTGATCTAGGAACGTCAACGATTGATGTTACCACAGATGTTGATACTTCTGCACTTGATAATGTCCAGAGTGAAATAAGTTCACTTGACGGATCAACAATTAACGTGAGCGTTGATTCATCAGGCATGACCGAGCTTCGCACAGAGCTGGCAGCATCAAAAGCTGAACTTAACGACCTTAAAGGAGTATCAAAAACCAGCCTGGGAACAGGCGGGGGACTTGCAACTGATGCGCTCGATGCCACAGCTGGCACGAAAGACCTTAAAATGGGGATGATGGATGCTAAAAAGGAAACCACGTCATTGCGCACTGCCATCACCGCACTGACAGGCAGTGGTTCGGGGATTTCAAAAGAACTGGTTGCGCCGCTTAAAAGTGTTGGATCAATAGCAGGCGTGGCCGCTGTGCAGTCAACAATGTTAGGTCAGGTTTTGGCAGGTGTAGGACCCGCAGCAATTCCTATAGTGGCAGGGATTGCATTGATTGGTGGTGGGTTGATTGTGGCATCGCTGGCGTCTGGCACGTTTAGAGATACGATAGGCCAGATTGTTCCAATTGTTCAAACGTTAGGTGGCCATTTATCCACAGCATTTAGTGATCTAACGAGTGGCAACATTACTGGCGCAATCAATGAAATCAAAACCGGATTTGGGGGAGCATACAATTCACTGCGAGCTATGGATTGGGGGTCAATCTTTAGCAAAATTGGCACAGAAATGCTTACGGGCATACAAAATGCTGGCAATGAAGCCGTTAATTTTCTAAAAGCAGTTGATTGGGGTTCCATCGGGCAATCAATATTGAATGGGTTAAAAACCGTTGCATCCGGCGCTTCTGCAATAGGTGGCGATATTTTAAACGGATTGAAAAGCTTTGATTATGGTGGCGCGTTTGCGGGGTTGCTTGATTCCCTGCAGGGCATCCAGGATAAAATCTTTAGTTTTCTGATGGGCATTGATTGGGCAGGCGCGTTTCAGGGAATTGTTAATGCGATAGGTTCAGTATTTGACAGCATCTTTTCACCTGGTGGAAAGGGTGACGTTGGTGGCGCAATAAGCAAAAGCATTGCAGGACCAGACATTGCAGGAAAACTTGAAGCACTAATAGGCGGCGCAATTACCAAAGTGTTGCCGCTTATCGACAAAATTGGAGGCGCATTATTATCAGTATTGGAAAAGATTGATTGGGGTTCCATTGCAGCAAAAATTGGCGGTGCATTGGTCTCGGGAATGAGTTCGTCAGGTTCATCAATGGCGCATAGTCTAGCCAGCGTTGATTGGGGCGCGGTTGGCGTTGCCGTTTTAACTGCAATCGGCAATGCTTTGAAGGGAATTGGCACATTCCTGGCAAACGTTGATTGGGGTTCTGTTGGAAGGGCATTATTAACGGCATTTGGTGTTGCATTTTTGGCAATTCCAGCATTACTGGCGGGTATTGATTGGGGTGCTGTTGGAACTGGCCTGTTGAATGCAATAAATGGTGCGCTGTCTGGACTTGGTGGCCTGATTTCTGGCGCACTTGGTGGGATTGGGGGTTCACTTGGCGGCATTGGCGCAGGAATAAGCAGCGCATTAAGTGGCGCGGTCAGTGGAATTGCTTCTGCATTGAGTGGTGCGGGCGGCGTCATAATGGGCGCTTTTTCTTCAATAGCCGGTCAACTCGCTGGTGCTGGCGGCGTGATAATGGGTGCATTAAGTGGAATAGCCGGTCAACTCGCTGGTGCGGGTGGCACAATTTTGGGCGCATTGAGCGGCATAGGGGGGCAAATTTCTGGATTCTTCACACATTTACCACTACCAGCTATGCCCAACTGGGCCGCACTGTTGCCACCTATGCCAAACTGGGGTGCGTTATTACCAGCAATGCCAAATTGGGGTGCATTGCTTCCTTCACTTCCATCTTGGGGTTCATTATTACCATCGTTGCCATCATGGGGGGGACTACTGCCAGCACTTCCATCTTGGGGTGGATTGCTACCAGCACTGCCATCATGGGGTGGCTTACTTCCTGCGCTACCATCATGGGGTGGATTATTACCAGCGTTGCCATCATGGGGTGGATTATTACCAGCATTGCCATCATGGGGTGGATTATTACCAGCATTGCCATCATGGGGTGGATTAATGCCATCAATGCCAGATTGGGGTGGATTATTCCCTGCAATGCCAAATTGGTCTGGCCTAATTCCAGCGATGCCAGATTGGGGAAGCCTGCTTCCACATCTAGCACACGGTGCAGTCATCGAACCACGCCCTGGCGGCACGCCAGTGTTGGTTGGTGAAGCAGGTGAACGTGAATATGTCATTCCAGAACACGATTTGAAGAATGGCGGCACGCCAATTGACACGCGTGGAATTGGTAGTGGCGGCAACAGTTATCACATCAATTTGTCTGGCTTAATCACGCAGCCAATAACAGAAGAAGAAATTGTGAAACTGCTGAAACGAGCAGAAGCAATGAACGGTGCGCAATATGGTTAATGATGAAAAGATTTACTTTATAACACCTGAAGGCGGCACGCTCGATCTCACAGACGGCGTGAACTATGAAGTGCGCCAGGGCATTGACGGCAGGCATATGCCACCATTTGATTACAGCACGACAAAAGTTTACACATATCCAGGTGAAATTGTCCAAAATATTAATACAAGTCCACGTGAAATCACGCTGCCTATTACGGTTAAAGGTGACACGGCAGATGATTTTCGTGACAGTGTGCGAATGCTAGAATATTCGATTGATCCAATGCGCGGCGAAGGAAAAATAAAAGTTGTCACTTCTGATACTGTGCCATTGACCAGGCTGATAAATTGCCACTTCAAAACCGGAATGTCATTTATGGAAAGTGGCGAAACGGGAAATTATAAAACCAGGCTGTTTGTCATCACATTTATTTGCCATTCTCCATATTGGTATGATCCAGTTGAAACTGAAGAGAAATGGACAA